TATAATTCAAAAGGCTGGTCAACAGTTGAAGTGCCAAACTGCACGTCAATTAAACCACCCCGAACCTTAGCGTTTATCGGTATTGTAGCCCGCCTCATCGTTTCAGTCGTGCCTTTAGTCCCTAACGGTACGGCATAAGTTCCCGGAACTAACTTACCGTCAACCCGGATATTTACGTTAAGATTATAACTACCCGAAGCCTTCGTCCAGACGATCATATATTTCAACTCTTTATGTAGTTCCGGCGCTAATAACTGATACCGCTTGCTTCTGACATAACTGGTAATGGCAACTGACCCGGCATCGCTCGTGCCTGTTTCGATCTGCCTGACGTATCCATCACCCGTACCACCGGCATAACAACTTGCGCCCTGAACATAATAACACTTTCCGGCATTACCGCTGTCCACTTCCCATCGACCGGTCTTAAAGTTAAGATTAACCACCCCCCATCCGCCCGCAGACAAAGGATAACTCAACCGGTATTTATCCTTATAAATTACAGCCGCCGACTTATTCGCCGTAGTCGTATTGATTAAACTAAGGGTTGGTTGGATATCCTCGTTAGTTTCGGTAATACTGCCATCATCACCAAGAATAATAACTTTATAATACCCTTCGTGTTCTGACAAAAAGAATATCCGGTTATTATAATTGACGATAGTCCTGGCCGCTACACAACCAATCGTATCATAAAGAGTTGGGAAACTGAACGAGACAGGCGTCTTGCCGGTTACTTTATGAATACTCTTTTGTTTAAAGTAAATTAACCCTGACTTCTGGCTGGCTATGCCGATACCGGTATAACCATCATTCTTGTTAAATTGATGGGTACCGGCTTTATCTTTCGTAGTCCAGTCGGTTGGTGTTTCTACATCGCACCAATCAAGCTGACTGGTTGAACAGGTCAATCCCCATAACCTATTTTCATGTTTCAGGAACATATTAGGTTTATAGGTAGTCCAGTAACTTGGCGTACCAGACATCGCCGCCGATGAACTACCGTCATAAGTAAATGGTGCGTCAACCCCGTTAGCAAAGAACCCATAGCTTTCAAACTCAGTACCGAATACTTCTGAGTTGGCCGTAAGCCCTGTTTTAAAAGCGGTATAAGTTCCGGTGGCTAAAGCATAGACTCCGGTCAATGCCGCCGCCCAATGCTTGCTTTTTAAATACCCAGCTCCGAATATTCCGGCCCCGCTTGCTATTTCAGTTGAATTAAGATAAGCGGTACCACCTCTGGTCTTTGATACGCCTCTGGCCGACAAATCTATATTCTGGATAGCCGAAGCCTGAGTTTCTAATATCCCATGAGGTTCATCATGGCTGTTATAACCATGTTGAAAGTCGCCTATAACAATGCGTTCCAAGGGAACCTCCTTTACTTAGCAAAGGCTTTAATCGAAACGGCCGCTGTGCTCTGGGCAGCCCCGGTTACTAACTTTAAATACCTGAAAGGTATTTCGTAAGGAATTACCAAAATAAGATCACCGGTTGTAGCGCTGGTTGCCAGATTTCCTGACCAATCAGATTTCTGTAACGGATTATAAGTTCCGTCTCTTGTCTCTGATCCGTAGACTGTAATGGTCGCCGAATCCATCGCCGAGGCCGCAATCCTAAACCCAGCTATCGTCTTGTTGCGTGTATCAAAGGCATCCGAGGTTGTCCCGTTCTTAGCAATCGTCATAGGAAACTCAATCATTGCGCTGTCGCTCATATACTCCTCCTTTTAATAATCCGATTCGTAATTATCTCTAACTAATCTTGATTCGTGTTTATTCCTGCCGCCCTGAAAATTCATCCTCATCTTGGCTTCAAGGATAGCGTGCCTCTGGTGTAATTCAGCATTATCTGAATGCTTAATCGCCGCCTTGGCACACAATAACTCAAAGCAAGTCTCAGGTATTGACAAAACCGATGTATCAAGCGTAGGATCAGTTACTTCAGGCAAGTAATGAATAGTTACGTTATCCGAAGCAGAAGTCCTTGGTATCGGCATAATTCCGATATTTGCACCGAGCAGGTAATAAAACTCATCCGCCCCATCAGTGCTATTCGCCGCCGTCGTACCTATGTATCTGTTCCTATCCTGAAAGGCAATCGGATGAATTTCCTTATTGTTAGATAAATCAGTCCGGTTGACAAACAAGACTTTCCTGACTACTCCGTTAGTCGTTGGCAAAGCATACGTTTCAGTTCCGCTGACATAACTAATCGGTCCGCTCGTAGCAAAATAAGTATTATTCATCTCTTCAATGTCGGCTACTATTTCACGTTGAGCATCAACGATTGACTGAACGACTATCCCGGTCGGCGTACTCCCGGCTGTAACAGTATAGCTTTTACCAGCCCCAGCGGTCTCGCCATAACTCTTGTCTAATTCAATGTGTGTATCATCGGTAACTTCAATGATATTGTAATATTGACCGGAAGTGATATGAAACGTCTCGCCCGGCTTAATATTAGTCAACCACGAAGTACCAGAACCGGTTACGGTCGGGTCTGCCGATACCGTAACCGTGCCGGTTGAATAACTGGTAATACTCATTGAACCCAAAGGTTCGCCTATCATCTGCCTTGTCCGAACAATCGCCTGCGCTAAAGTTGACATAATTTAACCTCGCTTTTAATTTCTGGTAAATCCTTTACCGGTCGGCTTGGCCCCGGTAAGGTTATTAGCTTTTCTCTGCTCGTCCGTTTTTGGTAAATTTTCCTGAACAGCCGCGTCATCAACCATCTCTTCTTCGTTGATAGGCGTATTCGTTCCGGCCTGAACGATTACCTTGCATTTCTTAGGATTGAAATTAAGGCAACCATCACGACTACAAATATAATACATGATCTTGCCGTACTTCTCGTGATTGGTCAGCGTTCCAATCGGTTTGAAATCACTGCACTCTTTAATCGTGGCCGGTTTATATCCAAATCCTTCTGCGTTCGCTTTCTTTTCTTTAACCATTTCCGTCCTCCTTTAACAAAAATCTCTGGCTACTGCTTTTCGGCAATGCTTCGAGATTCTGCTTATTCTATCTGCAAACGATGCTTCCGCTTTGAGCCGTTTATCTTCTTCAAACTTCCTGATCTCTCGTTCTACTTCCATCGCATTCTTGTGCTTCCACCCATCGCAATTAACAATATAATGAACCAACCGCATATCCGGCGCACGGTAAGATTCGTCAGGATTACAAACGGTAAAAACATTAAAAGCCTGATTCTTTGACCGGCGCATTACCTGCCATCTGCTGATCTTATTGTTCCATTCAAAATACAAAGCCGGATCGTATTTTTGCAGTTCATTTAGAACTGTCTGGTTGAGTGCTGGTGCTATTGCCATCTTCAATCTCCTTTGATTTTTCTTTGGTTAAAAAAGGTTGAAGCCTTGCGCCATCAGGCGTAATCTTGGGTACCAGTACCAACCCGACGGCCTGGCATTTAATGGTAACTAAATTAAGAAATTCCTGCTTAGACTTGGTTATTCGTGCTTCGTAATTAGCCTTTCTTTCAAACCGGCCCTTTTTAGGCATCCGGCCTTCGGTATAAAGCACCCGTACTCCCAAGTCACCGATCGGCTTAATCTCGCCTACCAACACCAGCCCTTGTTCTTTTTGCAAGATGTCCATTTCGGCCATTAGTTTCTTGCCGGCCTCCTGCAGGTAGTTATTCTTCTTCTGAATAACTACCGCCATTGCTTCCTTCTGTTTACTCATCTTCTCCTTCTCCTTCCCGTCAAGGGAAAAAGTGGGGGGCAAGGACGGGTTACCCCCCACAGTGTTTCGAAACACCCTACCCGTTAGGGCTTTAATTTACTTATGGCTCGATAGTTTGTTTCCTTTAACATCCTGAATACAATCGTCAAACTCTCCGGGAAACTTAGTCATTACCTTACGCATGAACTTTTCAATGTTGATCGTTCTGGTAATATCTTCTTTTGCCCGGTAAGAGTTAGTGAACCAGTTACCATCTTTATCATGAGGAGTCTGCTGAGTGGCGTTACCATCTTTATCAATCGTGAACAATTCTCCGCCTGCTGAATAAATACCTGCACCAGAAGCGCCTGAAGCACCAGCCGGCGCTACCGTAGCATCTTCCAGATATAAGTAGTTATCAGCCGCCCAACCACCAGCCACCGCGCCTAAATGAAGCCCGGCCGTACCGTCAGGAGCGTAAATCGTTCCTTCCGTACCATGAGTGGTCGATTGCAAACAAAGGTCTCCGCCAGAAGCTACCCCACCAACCACGATCGGTGTAATAACACTGGTCGTTACCGAGAGCGTACCAACCGCAGAAAGCCTCATGTTTTCAGCTATTGCGCCAGCTCCACCCGGCATATTCTTCCAGACAAAAGCCATTCCAACATCACCGGCTGCTGGACTTGCGTCATCAACCTCAGCATGGAAAGTCGCGGCTTCAGTAGCAAAATCAGATCCGTCTGCCGGAAGCCATACGATTCTGCCAACAACATCGTCATCAACAACGATAGTATTACTTCCTAAAGTAGCATGACGTGATTTAACGAACTGAATGTCCGGGCCAACCGCATCAGCCGAGAAAGCTCCGAATACACAGCTTGAATCAGCTAAACCTGTTCCAAGCACCTGAAATTCAGAGGCCGCTCCAGCCGTGATCTGAGCAGCTGAACCAATAATGACACCGCCGCCGTTAGCAATCGAAAGATCGCCAGCCGCCGATAATCTCATCCGTTCAGCAATAGCTGCTCCACCACCTGCCATTGATTCCCAAACAAAGGCCATACCAATATCGCCTGTTGCCGGAGTAGCATCGTCTACCTCTGCCTGAAATACTGCTGCTTCCGTAGCGTAGTCAGTACCATCATCCGGTAAAAACACTAAACGGCCAATCTCGTCATTATCAACCACGACAGCCGGGGTAGTGAATGTATCCGCACTGCGTGATTTAACGAATTGCAGATCAGGAGCTAATGCTGAAGCAGCAGCAACACCAATAATGGCGCTACCATCTGCTAACGCTGTTCCTAATACCTGAAATTCAGAAGTTGCACCAGCGGCAATTTGTCCTGTATGTCCTACAACTAAACCGCCACCATTGGCAACGAGTAAATCGCCAGCCGCGCTTATTCTTGCCTTCTCCGAGATATTATCAGTCGAACCGCCAACGTGAGTCAAAAACACCAAAGCTCCGCCAATATCACTCGTAGTAGGCGAACCATCGTCAACCTCAGCGCTAATCCTTGCCGAAACCGTATTGGTATCAGTACCATCAGTTCCGCAGAAATCAATACTACCAAGAGCATCGTTATCTGCAACAATCGTATAGGTACCAAGAGACGCCGCTTTGCTTCTGCCGAATACTAATTTAGAAGCATTAGCAGCCGTAGCGCTGGCCGTATAAAGTGTTGCTGAACCATCAGCCACAGCCGTACCACCGATAAAAGTTTCGGTAGTAAGCGGTGTTGCACTTCCACCGGTTGAAATCTGAGCAGTATGCCCAACCACTAACCCTAATCCATTACTGATTAACACATCAGTAGTTGGAGCTAAGGTCAAAGCGCCGGCAGTCGTACTGATTGACGTAGTCTGTTGAAACTCCATTGATCCAGTCGTGTATTTCATTTCGTCAGTATTGGCTATTTCAAAGTCAATCTCGGTAAAACCGTCAAGGGTAACGATACCGGAAGTAGTGCAGTTAATCTCAAAATTACCGCTATCAACGGTAATATCAGAGTTACCAACACAATCTAAAGTAAATACCTGAGCTACATTAACATCGAGATTACCAGTCGTGGTGGTCCCTAAAGTTAAGTTGGCCCCGGTTACTGTTACGTTAGAAGCGCCGGTTGCGTCCAAAGAGAAATTGGCTCCATCAACCAGGAAAGCCGTAGCAGCATTAATATCAACAGTCGCAGTTGCTAACTGAATTTCAGTCGTAGCCGCTAAATCTAACTGACTGGCCGTCGATGACCATATCTTCTCAGTAGCCGCATTAAACGAAATATCATTGGTCGAGTTCATTACAATCGGAGCGCCAACCGACATATTATCCGAAATGACAATCCCGCCGGTTGAAAGGTTACCAATCGTAACGGTCGTTGCGCCGGTCGCACCGTTCAATGTCAGATTTCCTGACGCTGGTTGCACCGCGCTTAAATTAAAACTACCGATCGTTGCCGTACCGGTAAGAGTAAGATCACCTGTAATCGTGGTTGTAGTAGCAGTCAAACCAAGATCTGTTACCGAACCGTTACCAATAGTGATATCACCCGTTGAGGTGTTGCCTAATCCAACAGTCCCGGCCCCGTTAGCGTTTAACGTTAAGGCCTGAGCTGTGGCGCCGGAGGCAATAGCCAGAGTCTGACTGGCAATACCAGTAATATTCCCTGCTACAACTGCTCCGCTTGAACCGGTTACGGAAAACTTGCTTGACCCAACGGTTAAATTACCCGTGGTCGCAATCGCTCCGCTTCCTGCATTCACGCCAACCGCTGTTACTGCACCGGCCCCTGTAACCGAAAAGTTAGTCCCGGCAATAGCGTTTTCCCCGATATTAATAGCGTTGGTAATCCCTGAATCCGAGACATCAATCGCATCGGTGAAAGCCGAGCTTGTTCCTGTCGTGGCAAACTTTATACCATCAGTTACCGTTACCGAATTGGTATCGGCATCCAAAGTAATAACAGAACCGGTCGCATTGAAATCAATAGCCAGTTCTCCGCCAGCCGCGTCAATGTCGATGGTATTGCCTGCATTGTACGCTCCGTCTAAACTGGAGGCCGAGGACGAGGTGTCAATAGCCGCCCAGGTACTCGCAGTGCTGAAATAAATAGTGCTGGTAGTTGAATTGTAAACCGTTAATCCAGCTTTTGCCGTAGGCAAATCTGCCGTCGCAAATACCGGCAACTGGAACCCCTCTTCGCAAGAGTCCTTATTCCAGATCGTGTTCCTATTTTTAATCATATAAATGTTTTCCTTTTACAGTTTACCCCGCCTTACGCAAGCGGATACTTTAGTTAAGAGGGCAGGGGCAAGTATGATACTCGCCCCTACCACGTAATCTCTATTTAATTAGGTAGCCCTCAAGGTAACGGTAATATCGTTCAAAGCACAGTTAGCCCTTGGATTATTGCAACCTAAGTTACAATAAGTCTGAAGCCGTGCATCAACCGCATCAACTCCACTAACTCTGCTAAGAACACTGCCATCGAGATCGAACCAATGTAACATCCCACCCAGATGATAGAGAGTCCATGTTCCGCGATTAAGGAACCGTAAAATGTTATACGGCGCGTTCCTGAAGAACTTCATCCGAATATCATTGAACGATAACTCTCCGGTATAACCAGCATCCATGTTTTTGCCGGTGTTATACCGTCTGTCAGGGTACATCAGATCGAGGTATTCCATCCGCATTGAGGTATGTCCGTAAATAAGGTCAACCTTACTTCCGGCATTATCCCAAGGCTCATCAACCGCCTGTTGCATCAGCGTAGTCGTTAAAGAACGATTAGTTAATGCCCCAGCCGGGTTGTTTAGCACGTTAGCCTTGAAATTGGCATGATTGATATTCTGGTAAGCACCAGATGTAATCATAGCCGCTTCCACGCCCTGGATTTCGTTATTATAGTTCGTGTTGGCCGCATTGGCTGCCGCACCAAAACAAACAATATCCGCTGTTACCGTACTTTCCGAAGCAGCAAAAACTACCGTATTACGATCTGTAATACTTGAAACGGTAGCTACTTCAGGCGCACCGGTGAATCCGTGCTCAATCGCTGTCCCGATTAGAACCAAGTCGCCTACCTGCAAGAACCTTGTTCCCGGCTGTCTGCTGACTGAACCGGAAGCCGCTCCTGCATACTCAAGCGTCTGGGTAGCGCTGGACGTACCGCTTAAAATTACCCCGATATTACCTACTCCGTCATGGAGTAACTGACGATCAATGTCGTTGGTAATATCTTTCATGGCCATGCTCATTTCGTAAGTCATTGCCTTGGCGAAAGCGCCCGTGGTATTAGCACTGGCTTTCATTACCTGACCGCTTAATTGAATCGTCTGGTAATTGTACTTGGCCTGTATCTGGTGTTCCTCGGTGGTCTGATAACCGGGAGTCGGCATAGTTCCACCTACGGCGCGGGCACCTTTACCCACGTTTCGGCTTAACCTAACCGGCTCAATTATCTTGTTACCAGTCCATCCTTTGCTGGTGCGCTTGACCTCATCGTACATTTCCACCATATCCGGTAAAGCATCAATAGCTTCCGGCAGGTAGAACTCTTTGAGCATCGCATCATAATTAGCTAATGTTTGACCCATAATTTAATTAACTCCTTTAACAACGGTTGCCTACTTCCCTTCGTATGCGTTTCGAGCAAGAGCCATCGAAGCCTCCTCGGCTCGTAACATCCTTTGCTCAAAAGACGTTCCTTTCGGCGCTCTCTTGTACTCCACGCTTGCACCTGTCCCGCCCGGAGAAGCCGCTGGCTGTTTAGCCATCTTACGCTTACTTTCCAGATAACTGGTTGCGATCTTTAATTCTTCTTCGTGAGACTCTTTGGCCAGCGCCCGCAAATCAGCATCCTTGTTTAAGAGATACTCATTACGGACGTATTTCCTGTGTAAATTAGGAAACTCTTTTTGAAGTTTGTCAATGGCCGTATCAAGTTGCTTATAGCCATCGTCAATCACTGCCTGGTTCTGCATCTTTTTCAATTCAGTCTGGGCAGTTTTAGCTTCATTCTTTGCCTGTTGAATCTCATTCATTAATTGGTTTTGAAGTCGAATCATCGGCCCCTTGATATGATATTCAAAAGCCCTTTGCTTTTCAGGATCGTTCGGATATAAAGGTTCGTCAAAATTGAAACCACTATCCTTACCTTTGTTTGAGAGTTCGGCAACCTTATTATTTAAACTCTCAAGGTCTTTGGTTAATGCTTCAATTCTCTTATTACTCTCCTCTACCCGGCTACGAGCCTCGTTCCTCTGGTAAATAACTTCATCAAGCCGATCCTTTGGGATAAGATGAGTAGTATCTGGTTCCTTCGGCTTTTCGGTTTTTTTCGCCTCCGCAGGCGCGGGAGCCGTTGGATCATACTCGTCATCTTTTACCGGAGTAACTGGAACATCAACATCTGCTTCCGGGGTTGGGGTAACTGCCGCTGGTTTAACCAGGACAGTCTCATCGCCGGCGTCGGCTGAGACACCAGGCATCGGGCCGGCCGCTAATTCAATAACAGTCAGTCCTAATTTATTCAGCCATCTAATCATAACATACTCCTTTCGTTACACGCTTTTAACGAGGGTGAACTCGCCAAAAGAAGTAAGAATATATCAACTAAGACTTTCATCATCATAGTTTACCCCGCTTAACAGGCGGATACTTTAAGTCTTTAGTCATTTTCTTCGATAACCTTTTACGTTCTTTTATAATCTCCGGCCAAACGCTGTCAATACAAGCATCGCTTAACAACAATCGCCTGAGCTTAGGTGATAAGTGTTTCCAGCTTATAGCTTTATAGAAACTCGTCATCTGTTTAATCCTGTTCCTCTGGGTGGTAATTTACTCGTACCGTATCTGGCTCTATGCGTTGCTCGTCTTTCGTCATCAGTTTTAGGCTTACCCAATCTCCTTACTTTATTCTTAGCTGTCTTGCGGCTATGCTTACGTGCCTCTTCGATTTTGCTCATTGTACCATAGACGTATGCGCCGGTACGCTCTTCGCCATAGCCTCTACTTTTTGCTGTTTTCATCAGCTTGTCGTGTAGTATCTTCGGCATTGATTAGTTTCTCCTTAATATCTTCGGCAGTTTGTTTAGCCTCTTTACGGTTAAAGATACGGTCATGTTCTTTTTGATATTCTTCCGGCGTACAGTATCCTTCCTGTGGCCACCTCGGAGCATCTCCTTTACCGTCCATAATTATACCTCCCGCTTACTTTTCTTTAATTCAGCTAATATCTCTTTTGATAAAATGGATATTGTTTCTTTTAACAGGGATATAATAGATTCTAACGAAAATATAATCTTATCGCTCTTAGTATCGCAGGTACACGTTGGGGTATCCCCGCAAGTAATACCCTCTTTCAATAGCCCGCATTTTTCACAATATCTGTTCTCTATAACCATTCCATTAGTATCATAACTATTCTCTACTTCCATTTCCGTCCTCCTATCCTGCTATCGCCGGTACTTCTGGTTGAGCAACTTGCTCAGCAGGTACTGGCGCTTCTTCTATCGGGGCAACCGGCATAGCTTCTCCAGGGCCACCTTCCATTCCAGGTACGCCTTGTCCCATACCCATTGCCCCCATCTTCTTCTCTTTGATTTTGTCCAGCTCGTACTGGGGTATGTTGCCCTGCCTCATATCTTCATGCCACCTCAAATGATACACATATTGAGCTTGTACCAACGGTGGTAACTTCTCCCACATCGGAGAGTTCATATCCTTACGGTGCTCGATTGAGTGGACTGCATGATAATGCCATTCCTCCACCCGACAGAACATACCTTTGCTAAGCTTCTCCGTATTCTCCCATCTGGCTAACTTAGCATCATCAGTACCCTCGTCAAACAAGTCGTCAATGTTACCAGTCTCCATCATCCTCAAGGCTCGTTTACGGGTAACGTCTGATTCCTTATTACCCAGGATCCCTGTCTCATAAGCGTCCAGTGCAAACGATTGCTTGGCCGCCCTGCTCTGCGGGATAATATCGCTTGAGTCAACATAGACATCGTTATTACCATTGAGCTTAGCTCGATTAAACGATATGACCTCAGCGCGGTAGTTATCACCTACTACCCTCAACTGTCGCTCTTCGCTATAATGAGCTTGGATCATTTTCAATAAAGCAGTACACAAAATCTTATGATTAATCATTTCCCTCGAAAATAGACCTGAAGCCTGAGTCTCATCAGATTCTTTCAGCTCTCTTATCGCCCGGCCTGACTTAACTCCACTCGGCACTTGAGCTTGACTAACCTCGTGCATGGCCCCGACATCGGCCAGATCAGCATTAAGCTGTCTATCTAATTCACTAATATATTGTGGCAATGAGGACGGAATAACCTGGTGCGGTGGTATCCCATGACATATATTATAATCCCATTCAACCACTTCGCCCGGATCAGTCGTCCATGCCGTATCAGATATACCACCTTTAACGACTACCACCTTAGGCTTGGCCATCTGGTTACGTGATTCAATTACCTGACTACGGGTCTTATTCAGCTCTTTGTTCAATGGTATCATCTGCTCGATGGTAGCTTGGCCCCAGAACCTGCCTGGTAATGAGATGTCTTTATAGTGCAAGATAGGGATTTCAAACTCTTTGCCTAAGTCAATGTTAGGCACATCCGTATCCTGCAAGAGTGTTTTACCAGCAAAAGCAACGAACCTGCCTTTGGGAAACTTTTTGCTCGGACGTTCCCACACCCGGTAATACAATGTCTTTTTATCTTCACGCTGTGCAAAGTTAGCAGTAAATGGCACGCCCGGAATAATATTCTCCAGCTTCTTCAAAAACGATCCGACAAATCCATCGTTATGATCCGGCTTAACATCCTCGGCCGCATCCCCATGAATCGCCTTAATATCATCAACGAACGTATAAGAAGCTATTGCGAACCGCTTCGACTTGTCTATTGATAACGCACCGTCTAAGGGCACAACATCCCACGGACTTAATACCTCAACATCAACATCGCCGGTATACAACTCTTCCTTGTCATCGCCGGTTTCAATCTTGGTACCCAGCTTAGGATTCCAAAAGAAATACACAAAGGCATTACCGGCCGCCATCTGATACTCAGCTTTATCCAGCTTGATACAGTCATAATCTATTTTCTGAAGCGTCCCCCTGATAACCTTAGTCCCCATCTGAGCGCCTTCTTCGTCGATAGTTTCGCTCGAATTAGGGGTAACAACCGTGTTAGGGTTGAACCGTAACATCTGGCTAATACTAAACCTGTAACGAGGCAATATCTTATTAATAACTAACCGTACCCGATAACTCGGCGCTTTAGGTTCTTCAAACTTCTTCGTAACCTGATTCCAGCTGATGTAATGATACCCGCCAATAAAGGCAATATTTGTATACCAGGATTCCTCGTAAATGCTTCGATTGCTTATCTCTTGGTCTATTTCCTGCTCGTACTTACTGATTATAAGGGTGTCGTCCTTCTCATCACGTTTGCCAGTAGCCTTTTCCGCGGTTGGATCGTAGGATACTTCTACCGACTGAGCCTGTGCCGGATCACCACCACCTACTCGGCTAAGGAACTTCTCCGATTCCTGGGTAGCTCTTTTAAAAAGTGTATCTAATGGCATAGTTTACTCCTCCCCTTGTAATTTCATCTCAATTTTGGCTTCGGTCTCATCGTTTCGCCGGAATACCCTCAGCTCTCCGGTTACCGGCTTAACAGCGTCTTTGATCACCTGAGTGATCGGCTTAGACAATAACTCGCCTAACATCTGATTGGACTTGCGCATATCCTCGCGGATAGTAAACAGGAAATGACAAATCAAATACAAACCTAACAATATCGATGTCCCAAAAAATATCATAGCCATAATATTAATTACCTCCATTAATAATCATCCCCCAATATCGGGTCAATCGGTGATCGACCTCGTTTCTGTTGCTGTTGCATTTCTTTTAGCTTGCCCCAGACCTTCTGTTCCATATCAGTCATCTTGCTAAAGCGTTCCTCTTCTTGCTTCTTGGCTACTTCAGCTTCAATCTGGATTCTGTCTTTGTTATATTTCTTCTGACCGTATAAGCCCATGACATAAGCGTCTGCCCTGTCATGTGATTCACCTGTCCTTGCCCTCACATCATCCTTTGATTCAATCTGTATCTTGCCGGTTGAAGTCTGGAATGCCATCGGGGTAGTTAGCTGTCGTTTTAGGACCGGGTCGTTAGGTATATCACACTTGCCTAGCTTAAACTGTTCTCTAGCATGATACCACATCTCAGCCTTGATATTACGATAGACTTCATCCATTGGCTTACCGGCTGAATGAATACCGATTACCGTTTCACCCATTAGCCTTAACTGCTTAAACAACCCATCACCGATACCGTCTTGATCTACTATATGCAGATGAGCCTTGTATTTGTTTCTGTGGGCTATCATTAAGGGTAGGGTCGTCCTCATAAAGTCGGCTGTTCTTGAATAGTCCTCACTACCGTGTATGATCTTACCAACGGTCATAGCATAAACTACCGTCTCATCGCCACCACCGCCACCGGCCACATCACATACGATAACCACTAAATCCTTTGCCTCTTGATATATGTCACGCCTGATTGCCTGTTCAACGTC